GCATATTGATGTTAACGACTGACTCAATGTTAGCGTTCCCCGTCACGGGTGTGCTCGCAACAATTGTGCCTCCGTTATATGCGGTTACCGTAAAATCAATCGCAAATTCGCCGCCGCCCCATTTTATTGTCAGTTCTGGAATTAAATTAGTAATTTCGCGTTGCATAGCAATTGTTAATATCGGTGGTGACGAAAAAAACCCATCCATATCGCAAATTGCAGCACTGGCATAACCAACGTTCTGTGAATTTTCATTTAGTGTCGCAAATTCGCTGTTAAGAATCCATTTGCTTGTTTCCAGTGTTGCGTATTGGATTAAGTCTGTTGTTGAATTGTCGATTATTTCTGAAACGTTCGAAAACGGCATTTCTCCATTCGATGTGACTGTTGCGCTTCCAACAAAATCAACAATGGGTGCTGGGGCTATTATCAACAGTCCTTTGCGGTCAAAACGTAATGAACAACACGCCGCATTTGCGATAATTTGCAGGCACACTGCTAATGACGCCCGTGGGAGCGGGGCTGTTGCATAAATTGTTTTCAAAGAGTCATCAAGATACCAGTTTACTTTGCCGTCTGCTTTTAGTGGCAAGTTTGCTTCTGTGAGCACACTCAACGCGAGAGAATACAGCGACACGCCGCTTGGCGCATACACGCCCTTATAGTATTCTGCTGTCATAAATTCAAGCGTATCTCGGGCCTTAAACGAAGCTGTGACACCATTCTGCGGAGATCTCCACTCTGACAAGAAAAACGTTCCTGCTGGTATCCACTCGATTGTATTGTCAAATTTGTAGCCGTATTGCGCTTCAATTCTTTGCCGTTCAATTAAATATGGCGATAGTCCTGTTAGATTATTCGGATCAAAATCGCCGCTAACATTATCGACATCATAAGCAATCGAGTACTTTGGAAGCGACGCAGAAAGCGGATCCGCAATCATTTCTTGCGAAAAGGAAATAAGATTATTCTTCCTATATGTTATGGCAATCCCCGCAAGAACCGATTCTATCCGAGCTCTGCGATATGGAAACTGCCATTTTTGCACAGTAACCGCTATCTGATCATAGTTCTTTATATCAATGAACACATAGCTAGTGACGTCAGCATTCCCAGTTACAACTTTGTGTGCTATGGCAGTACTCCCGTTATACGCAGTCACCGTGAAATCAACAGCATATTCGCCATAGCTCCGACCCCAAACGATTGTAATTCCGGGAATCAACGGTTCGTGGATTTGATCAAACGAAACCAACACACGAGGTGCAATGCTGAAAGACAAATCAGCACTGCTTAATGCGGCACTAACAAAGCCCATGTCCCCCCACGAGGTCCCCAACACATCTCGACTTTGATCAAGAATCCACTGGTTTTGTTCCAACATCGCGTATGTTGCTACATTCTTACTTAACCCGTCAACTATTTGCGCAGTGTTAGAAAAGAACATGCTCCCATTGTCCGTCGCCGAAGCTCCCGACAGCGCTTCCGGGTCTGCAAGTTCAAGAGTCACTTCAAGAAAACTTTCATCAACCAATATCTGATTTTGATTGCTCCGCCAAGCGCTTGAAACTGCTTGCATTACTACACCTCAATCAACGCGAGTCTTGCGCCTGTCCAGCCAAGAACCGCTTGGGTTTTCGGATCTCGTCTCCACATCCCGGCGTTACGATCACTTACATACATCTGTCTGGTCACATATTCGCCGGAACTCTGGTCGAAAAACGTTACCTGGTTAATGAAGCTCCCACCTGCCGCCATTTTGAAACATTTATTTATATCAGCCCATTGTTTTACCGTTAAGTATCGCCACGTAGCTTCCACCTTGGCTACATCGTCACGTATAACAGAGCCAATCATTACACCCTCGGTGTTTCTTGCGCTGTCAACAATCGTTGCTGTGTTGCCAGAATAAGTTGAAGGTTCCGGCAATGCGAAACCCCCAACTATTATTAAAGCTGCCATAGCTACTCCCTACGCCAAACCAAAAGCGAACCCGCCAGGGAACAAATCCTCGCCGCGCTCACTTCTGACGCGTTCTAAACTTACATCAAGTTGTCTGCCGTCCAGATACAGATTAACGTCTAAAGGTCTGTCACTATCGTTTCTGGAAGACATCGCAGCATAGACGGCGCTATAGACGCCTTCTGATACTGCCGCTACAATCTGGTCATTATTCGCTACCGCTGTACGGTTGCCGATTTGTCCGACAAGTTCCGGCCCAGCTTCACGTGCTATGAACATTTCACCCATAGTAGGAAACCCACCTTGAGCGAATTTTTTTGAGTTGCTTTTAGTGTTGGTTGTCACATTGACGGAAGTGTTAATGTCGCTTGAGAAAAGATTTTTTATCCCATCCCAAGCAGTAGAAAACGCTCGCTTAACACTCTCTAACATTGAACTAAACTTTTCGCCAATGGCGCTTGTCATCCTTTCACCGACTGTGATGATATTGCCTGACTCATCCTCCCAGGATTTTGACATGTTTTTTGCACCAAATGCGATATCCAACAGCATCGCGCTAAACTTTTCACCTACGGTTTTTGTCGTTTCGCCACTTGACAATATAAGCTTGCCGGACTCTTCATCCCAAGACAACCCCATATCTTTTACGTCTTTAATCATTTGATCTCGTAGCGCTATTGAGTTTTTGCTGCCGTCCTTTGAAAGCGTTTCAATTACATCGTTTAGCTTGTCAACATTACCTTCTGTTATAGCTAATTCTCCTTGTAATGCTTGTTGTGCTACGAGCTCGTTGCCTTCGGCTGTCGTCAACGCTTTGGTGCCATCCGCAAGTAATTGAGTTTCCTTTGCCAGTTTTTCCTGTGCGATTTTCCTCTTGCCCATAGCACTTTCTAATTCAAGTTCTGCAATGTGAACTTCACGGCTTTCTATCCCAAACTTCATGGTTGCTTCGGCAAGAGCTATTCGAGCTTCCGTCACCTTGTCCTCAGCGCGCAGTACTGCAAGTTGAGTGTCGGCAAACCCAAGCTCAATTTCATCAAGTTCTTTTATAAGGTCAAGCCGGTCCTGTACTGTTTTAATATAATCGCCTTGCTTTTCTCTCAATTTTTCCGTTGCTTCCCAATTGAGATCAAAGGCTTCTGCTGCCGACTCAATTCGTTTAGTATATGTCTCAATGTCGCCGATCCCGTTTCTATAGGCGTCAGCTAATTTGCTTGCGGCATTCCCGTTTAACTCAAGTTCTCTAAGACTTTTCTGCAATGGTAGCACTGCATTCTCACTGGCTGTGCCGATTTTTTCCAAGGACGTCGCCAACAATTCCGCGTCGCGTTCCATTTGCTTTGCGGCTTCTGTAAATGCTTTTGCCGCTTCGTCACCGTATTTCTTTCGGACTATTGCGGCTTGCTCTTCTATAGTTCTGCCGGCTTCGCGCATGGGACCGATAAACTCTTCTGCAAGTTCTCTCCCGCGTTCCGCTATTATTTCGTCATAAGTCCTTGTGCCGTAAACGTCTGCATAGCTGTCAACAATTCCGATTGCTAACGATTCGCCAATCCCATAAGCGATATCATACCCTGGCAACAGTGACATTACTTTTTGCATGAAGTTGCCAAGCGCATAAGCAACGTTGCTTGAAGAAAAGTCGGATTCGAATATTTCAGCAATGCCTTTAATTGTGCCTTCCGCAATTCCGTTTATAAGCCCTAAACTTGCGTTTATTGCGCCGCCGATTACGTTCCCGAGTCCTTTTAATAAGCCGCTCCAGTCAATAGCAAAGAGCATATCCGCAATAGTTTTGCCTATGTCCCTCCATTTAACCGAGTTTAGTAATGTCGAGACTGTGCTTATTATTCCGAGAATTCCGGTTGAAATTGTTTGCGCTAGCTTTTTCCAATCTGTCGTCGCCACAAAGCTGTTGACTGTATCTGAAATCCCTGTTCCAATTGCTTTCCAATCAAGCTTTGTAACTAAACCATAAGTGAAATCAATTACAGAATTAATACCGTTAGCGATAGTTTGCCCAAGCTTTTTCCAGTCGAACGTTTGTACTGCGGTATTTACTCCGCTCCCAACCGAAGTGCCAAGTTTGTCAAAGTCGGTGTTCTTAAATAAATTATTAGCAAATGTCAAAGCGGAATTAAGCCGATTTGAAATAGTTCTACCGAGTAGATTCCAGTCAAATTTATCAATAAAGCTGTTTATACCATTTGCTACAGCTTTGCCTATTGACGCAAAATCTAACGTGTCTAACAGAGTGTTAACAAAAGTAAGTGCCGTATTTAATCCCTCGGCAATTGTTCTGCCAACGCTTGACCACATGTTTTCGTCCGTCAGGAACCCGTTGAGAAAGCTGCCGATATTTGTTGCAAGTGTCTTTGTTTTTGTTTTGATTGTTTCCCACGGTATTTTATTTAATTGCGTTTCAATTGCCCCGGCTAACTTTGATCCAAGCCCTTCAAAGAAAACCATATCTTCTATGTCGAAGATATTCTTAAACTTGTCTGCAATGTTTATCAAGCTATCCGGTATTTCAACCGTCTCGAACATATCCGAAAAGTTGTCACCGCTACCGCCGCCACCGCCCATTGATTCAGATATCACATTGAGTTCGTCAAAACCCATTGTGAACTCTTTTTGCGCTTTTGCGGCTCCGGAGACTGCGTCGCCGTACTCTTTTGCAGAACGCGTCGCTTTTACGAAAGTTCCTTTGCCGGTTAATAATGCAAGGAACATACCCAAAGCGTTTGTTGCGGACACAATTGCGTCTGTAAGCACACGGAATGCAGGTGCTAATGCTTCGACTACCGGCGCTGCCAAAGCGCCCATTGAGTTCTTAAGATATTGCGTATCTGTAACGATTGATGACATGGCCGCTTGCACTGCGTCGCTATAATGCGATATGTTTTGTATGCCTTCTTTAAACGCATTTGCAATGTTCGTAACTATTCTGCGTAATATGCGATATAAAATTATGCTTTTGAGTGCTTTGCCTAACGTTGTGCCAAAGAACCCTGCTGATTTGTTTGTTTTCTTGAATGCGTTGTTCAGTCCAAGAACGCTTGCGGTAAGCCTTGATGTTGCCTTGGCCGCCGTTTTCATTGCCGACAGCGCGGTACTGCCTATACCTTTGAAACCATCGCGCCATGCTGTTGACACTCGACGTGCTGCCGTTTCGTGAGCGCCGCCAATTGTTTCAGCTGAGTCAACACCTGTAGCAGAGAACTGTTGCATAGAGTTGCGCATTGTGTTCCCAGCAGTCTCAAAAGCCGTGCAGACACTTGTTGCAGCATTGGTTGCTTGTGAAAAAGCTGCGCCGATATTTGCCGTCGCTGCGCTTGTATGAGACGCTTCGACATTCAACTTTGCGATTCGCTGTGTGGCAGCTTCAAGCGCTACACTCTTATTAGCAGCATGGACAACGTTTTCTACCGCTGACGCAAATTGTGCCAGTCCACCCGCACTGACTTGTGTTATGTTTGCATTGTCACCTACCGCTGAATTGAGTTCTTGTATGCCGCCAGCGCTGCCCTGTGTGGCGTTTCTGATGCGTTCGACAGCTGTTGCAAGCTTTGATATACCGCCGGTACTGCCTTTTGTTGCACTTGTGACACGTTCTACAGCAGACGCCAGTGTACCAATCCCGCTTGTGCTGTCATGCGTCGCGTTTTTTATGCGTTCTATTGCAGAAGCGTACTTTTCTAAACCCGTGCCGCCATGTGTTGCCGCCTTGACGCGTCCCAACGCTGCCGTGAGCTTGTCTAAACCGTCTACAGCTTTATCAGCATTTGACCGTATTTCCAGTTCGAGTTCATCAATCGTCAAGACTCGTCACCACCCTTGAACTTTCTGTTTAATGCTGCAACTAACATCTCAAATTGTGTTTTTTGTGCCGTATAGTGCTGTTCTTCTTTGTTCGATTCCTTTTCCGGTTTAAATTCAATTGGCTTTTCCGGATACTTGAAATCAGTTGATTTTTTTGTTGAAATTGCTGAACCAACAACTGCCGAGACAGCGCTGTACACATAAAAGCCGTTAAGCCAAGACTGTTGATTTTGCATTTCCTGTTTAAGCGTATAAGCCTCCCTGTAATACTTGGCTAACAGACAGTCTTCATCCCAAAACTGAGACGCTGTCATGCCTATTGCTAAGTAAAACGGGAAGGCTTTTTTGAATTGTTCCGAAAAGGATACGGGAGAAGATTCTACGATATCTTCTCCCACTGCACGTTTTTTTCGCCGTCACTCACAAGCGACTCTAATGTCTCACCGTACATTTCGGCAAGTGCCGATATAAACCCGGCTTTATTGCCAAGTGAGTCATATATTTCATCAATCAACGTCTGCTTGACGCTCGGATGATGACACTGGAAAGCGCCGGAATACAAAATTGGAATCATTGTTACCGGTTTAGATTCAACTTCATCCGCAACAAAACCACGCCGCTCTATTACGCCTACAGAACCGCGTGTAAATTCAAGTGTGTATTCCTTTTTGTTATAGGTAATTTTTATTTGTGTCGCCATACTACGGCACCAGCTTTATTTCGGTTGCAGGCGCTATTGAAATGTTGAGATCGACAACAGCGTTCACGCCGCCACCGGTAGTCCATGTAGATAGCTGTCCTTCAAAAGCAAACTTGCCGTCGTTTCCAACCGGGAAAACAGTATCCCCGCTGCCTGTGCCGCCAAACCAGACGGCATAATGCTCTGTCAATCCTTCATGTGCTAACAGCGCTTCATAGTCTGCAAGTTCATAGTTGGCGGTAAAGGTGAGTGCATCAAGACTCTGGATACCGGCAATATACGTCTGCATTCTGTCTGAAAGTGTTGTCGTTTCCAACAACTCAGGTTCGCCGCCAAGATCCGGAAAGCTCTTTATATCTATAAGCTTTGTGTAGTTGCTACCGTCTGTAGAGTGCATGAGAAACACTCTAAAGGTGCTTATTGCCATATTTTTACTCCTTCTTAGTTCTAACGTCTATAAACCGTCAAATCCGTTGCCACCAACGCGTTGTAGCGGCCCGTCATACGGTATATATCCGTTGTGTTGGGTGTTGGATTGAGAAAATTTCTCACAAACCCCATGTTTTGCATTTGTTCGTCAATAACTTTGAAAATTTTCTTACACTCACCTTTTTTCCCCGTACTCAGATTTGAATAAACGTCGATTTGGAACATTACGTCTGCATGGTTTTCGCACAGCGTTTGAGTAAGTGTCTGTGTGTTTGTTGTATTGCTTTGTTCCACGATTGATACGCACGGGAAAACAGAAGGCGAAGCAACCGCTTCGCCTGTAAGATATATTCCCGGAAATACCGCTCGTAACGGTGTTGTTAATGCGTTGTAGACAGGGTTTTCTAAGTCAATCAACTGAACACCCCCTTTGCAATGGTAACTGCTTCTTTTGCTAAATCCTGTAGTGTGTTGTACATAAACGGCCTTGACGGCATTCCGGCAGTCCAGCGGAATTGTCCCGCTGTTTCGTCGAAATACACCCACCCTTTATCACCGTGATTGTTTATGTCATAGGCCCACGGCTTTGTCGGATGTGGACTGTCTGCACCTACAACACCCGTGCCAAACTCTACAAACGCAGCCCACGGGCAATTTGTGAAAATTACGCCTTTGTGTTGTTCGACATACATAATTGATTCAATACTGCTTGCAAGTTCACCGGTATACACCGCGTCAAGCGCGATTATCTGCGTAACAGCAATCTCTTCGCCGCGTTCCGTCAACGCTTTAACAAACCTATCTACTTTTTCCAGAAACTCTTTTTTGTATGTCTTGACTTCTTTAATAGCATTGTCAACAGTATCCAGCGTGAAACTGATTTTTTTCACCGCACATCAACCTTCTTTACTGCGATTGAAACACTATTGAGTGAACGTGCGACTCTTGCAACAACATAGTCATGCGGACCGCTCGGTGGTCGCTCTAACCACAATATGCTAAACTCGTCAATTTCTGTTTCCTGCATAACGAGTACACGGTCGTAGTCAAGCGACTCGCCAAAGTTCATTGTTTCCGTTTCGCCTTTTGCGGCTGAAATGTTTGCTTTTGCCGGAACTGGTTCGCCATAGATAAGCCTTTGCTCACTTGTTTCATTGCCATATTCGTCTATAATCGGCTCACTTTTGACAAACAAGGCGTAAAAAAAAGGCGTTTGGTTTCTAACTAGTGTTCTCATCGTGCAAGTCCTACAACCGGCGCTACTTCGCACAATAGCGATTGAGACAATGTTCCACTTTCGTAATGACGGTTTATCCCGTTTTCCGTGTGGATTGTTTGTCCTTCGGCACCGCGTTTGTTGTACATTTCAACCGCTGCTCTCAGAATCCAATCTGTCCAGCGTGGCGCAATTATAGGTTCTCCGTGAGCGTCTACAGGATATTGGGATGTTGGCCAGCGTCTTGCCAGAAATGTTTCACGCGCACTATACAAATACTCTGTAAGCAATGCGTCTTCATCGAAGTCGTCAATTCCTAACCGTGTCTTAAGTCTCGCCAGCCATTCATCCATAATTATTCTCCTTCGCTTTTTGTTTCAGCCTTTCGTTTAGGTTTTTCTGCCTGCGTCCAACCGCTCTTCACGAATGCCGCAAGTTGGATTTCACTATTAAGCGTCATTTGAACTCCGTCTTTTTCAACTGTATACATATACGCCACCGATTAAGCGCTCTTAGATACGTAGACTGCGTTTTTCTTGTTCGCGAGCACAAACGTATCGTGGTAAATGCGCCCTTCTACCAGGTTGCCGCTGATACCGGGAGGGTTAACATGGATTTGCATTTCCACGAGCTTTACGGGCGACGTCGCTGCTACCGGATGCACAAGAATGAACTGTGTGTTTACAGGTAGATATGACGCTGGAACCGGTATAAGCGGGATGCCGTCTACCATGCCCATAACGCCGGTTGTCAACATTGCCTGTGACATGTCTCCCTGCTTAACAAAGTTCTGATCAAGCTTCAACAGGTTGAAATATCCGTAAGAGAGATATGCTATACGTCCTGCGGCAGGCACTTTGTTGTTGCCCATGTACTCTTGCGCTGCAAGAAACAGCGTGTACGCATTCGCAGTCGTTGCCGGTGCCGTTTCTATATGCCCTGCGTTTGCAGAAAGTTGCGCGATACGATAGGTATCCAACTCCGGAATTGATATCTCATCCAGCTGTCTGCGCAATGCACGAGCGGCACCTTTGACGTTCATCTGATCGATGTCGTTACCACGATCAATTGTGAACGTAAACGCTCTGTCCTGAGTAAGCGTTAGTTCCTGCGTTGTGTCTTGAAGCTCCGTTGGTGTTCCGTACCGGTTTGCGCCGGTTCTCTGATAGTTAACCTGAGGTACTGTTGAAACTGAGTACACNTGGACTGTTTTCACGCCTACCCAGTCATAATCNCGNTTNAANGCGANGTTNGTTACTGTGCCGATTGTGAATCTTTCGTCTACAACCGGTGAGTATTTTTGTGCAAGATTTACTGCCATTTAAGTCATCCTTTCATAAATGCTTCCAGAAATTCGTCTTTTTCTGGACTCTCACCCGTACCGGAAGGCGGCGCGGGCATTTCTTTTATTAATTTCTCTCTTTCGAGCTTTCCAGCTCTGGTTTCCCTTGCTTTGACAAAAGATTTAAGCCACTGGCACCGAGCTGTCGTTTCGTCTTCGTTGTCACTGACAAACGCTGACAACTCGTCCTCAGTCATTTCCTTTTCCGATATGCCTAAATCTGCCAATATGCCTTTTGCCGTTGCGAAATTTGAACGCCGTCTCAAATCTGCTTCCTTTTCGGCAATGCCTTTTTCACGTTCAGCAAGTTGCTCTTCCTGCGTCATCTGCTCCCGCTTTTCAGCCTTGAACTTTGCATTCTCGCTTTTCGTCACAGTGATAACTTTTTCAGCTGCTGCGAGACGCGCGTTCATTGCATCAAGCTTCTGCATCAGTTCATCAACGTTAGGCATGTCGGCAGGCGCGGCAGTAGTCGGGGTGCCCTCGGGTGGTGTGTTCGGCGCGGGTGGTGTTGCTGTGGGTTCTGCTGTTGTTTCAATAATGTCATCCATAATGATTTCCTTCCCGACACATCCGAGTTTTACGACTTCGCAGGTCGCTCATGTGCCGTTTGTATTTATGTAAAGGCGCTAAGCCTGAACAACGGGCATAGAAAAACCGTCTTCTACAAGCGGCTCTTTTTTGCTTTTTAAATAAACAGCTGTCGGATCACTAAACAACTCGCACACTTCAAAGGCGTCTTCGCCGTTCACACCAACTCTTACCAGTGTTTCAAGTGTTTGCGATTTAACAAGCATGTTGTCGTTTCTGTTTCGTGTAAACGATATCGCGATATCTCGCAACGTTAAGTCTTTAATTTCTTCTGCCGCTGCCGGAATGTCCCGGCATATCCTGAGCACTATTTTTAGATACTCAATCTCAGATTTTCGGAAAATCTTTTCAGTAGACTTGGCTCTGGCTTCTGCTGCACCCCAGCCGTCTCTTAATACTACGGCCTGTCCGGTATCGCCGCCGCCT